AGAAGGCCGATACCCCCAACACCTACAGCGCCAACGATGGCACTTTTCATGCTGAAGATAGCCCCGGCTACACTTTTCAATCCTCTCGTGACGGATGAGAAACCAGCCTTGGTTTTATCAACCGCCTTGATTGAGATGCAAACGTCTTGGTTAGCCATTGTCCTTGCCTATGATCTTGAAGTAGGCCAGCCACTCGTTAAATTCGCTAACGGGTATCTGTTCAACTTCTCCGATTGTCTTATGTAACCGATCTGCCAAGGATATAAGATTCATCCTCGACGGATCGGACATCAGTTTTTTTCCGCATCCTCAACCGATTCAATCTCGGCAAACATTTGATTGGCAATCTCGGAAATGACCGCAGTTTCTTCGCCCATCAGATCGACGCGATCTTCAGCAGCGGTGAATAGCTTTTCGCCATCTTCGCTCGCCGCCTTCATCACAATCAAATCAACCATCGACGCGATGGTCGTGTTCTCTAGAAACTTCGGGTGCTTCTTCTGCAACTCGTTAATGTCGTAGCAGGTAATCGGAAAGCAATACATGACAAAGGGCTGACCTTCGGAATCAGCCCATGCGTCAACGCTTATCGTGCGAGGGGTTACTGTGCGTCTGTTTCTTAGCTCTTTAGCTAGACCCATGTGCTACCCCTATGCTGTTGCTTCTGTTACCGCGCCTGAGATTTGTACTTCAAACGAACCTTCAACCATTCCGTCGAATGCCGCAGTGATCTCGTTGCTCGTTACAGTACCGCTGCCGGTGTAATACTTCTCGCCGGTTCCGGTGCCTGTTGGGTAGACCTCAAAGATAACGCCAGCAGCCGCATCCATTACCAACTGAACCGCGTCAGCGTCATCCCAGTAAACTTCTACTGATAACGTGCCGGTAGTTAGTGATGCTTGATATGTGCGCGCTGAATCACCCATTGTGGTGTCTTCAATCGTGTCAGCAGTTTGTGTCAGGGTGTAAGATCGAACCTCACCCATAGCAGCGGCAGAACCGCCAGTGACGGCTAGTTTTACAACGCCGCTTGATCCTTTCGTGGTAGCCATTCAGAAATCCTCTAAGTTGTGCCTCTGGTGAATTGGTATTCAATCCGTGCCGTTATGATAACACCTCCGACGGGATGTATAGAACCATCGTCCGTTTCAATACTTACGATCTGCGTATCAATCGCGTGACCGCCTCGCGTTCTATCAACGTCCAATTTCTCTTCTATTGCTTCGATGATGTTATTTCTTGCTGTATCAATGGCCGACGCCTTTACATAGCAGACTAGCTGATAATCAACCGTTCCAAACCGCTGCGTTAAAGTGCCTTTGATTGTTGAATCTTCACGATCTTCATTCTGCGTTCTAACCAGAATCGCAGGGTATTGAGCGTTGCTTAGCTTATCGAACTCGAACGGCTCGCGGGTCACATACTTAACCGCTACAGGCGTCGTGATGGCCTGTAATGATGTAACCAGATTGGTCGCAATGTTTTCTCTAACGCTCACAGTTGATTCCTAAAGAACTCGCCCAATGCTTTTTCTTCTTTTCGATTGAAGCCAAAGAACGGGCGCGACTTGTTATTCATCGCCGCCTTTTCTGCCGCCTCTTTGTTGTCAAAGTATATCTCCGCAGTGCGCTTATCTTTACGCCTAGTCTGCATGGATCTGAGCATCTGGCCGGTATTAAACAAATCGACCGGGGATGTTGGCTTGCCTTCTTTAGATAGTGTCGCCATGTACTCTGGGGAATACGCTCTAAACGCCCCCAGATAGCCCCTGCCGTCTGCTGTGCGCTCTTTGATGATGCCCATGCCATATACGCCAGTGCGCAGTACAGCCCTCGGTACGCCCTTCAGGATGCTCTTTCTAGCCTTCTTGCTGACCTGCGTTAGATCCTTGGGGGTAGTTGTTACCTGTAATCCAACGCCCTGAGCCATTAGCGCACCAGCCTACCGAATGAGACTATCTCTTTCTCATCCGCGTCGATTGTCCCGCTGTTGTCATCGTCGTACTCAATGCCGTCCTTGAAGATGTCGCTAATTTCTTCTTCATAGCGCATCTTGTAGAAGTCCAGCATCTCTTTGAATCTGTCACCGTCTACCCAGTTGGTCAGTTGTGGTAGTGCGTACTTCCACAGAACCAAGTAGCTGTTGCAGCGGGTAAACTGCGAGTCGGTTAAATAAGCCGAATTCATCTCGCCGCCGATACCTTTCTTATGCCACCACTCGTTACGAATAGTCCTAATCAGGTCGGCTTCAGCCTTTGCGTGTTCAGTAGCGAATGAAGTAATCCCGAAATCCAGAATGTCGGGTATCAATGCCACCAAATCTGAATCTTGCGAGAATGCCATTACCACTTCACCTTGTCAGCCCAGTATGCGGCTGATGCTGTTTTGTCTTTGCGCCCCTTCTCGATCTGATCTGCAAATCTAGCTTTGAACGCTCTACGCTTCGCCTTATCGGCTTCGCTTTCGCCTTTACGGGGTGGCTTGTTATCTGCGCCCTGTTGTCCGAAACGAATCAAACGAACCTTGTCGCCTTCTTTCGCTAAAACCGCGTGGCTTTTGTCTGGGTGCTTAGGTGTGCGCTTAGGCTTGTTGTAGCCCTCGAATCGCTCGCCTCGATAAGTGATCGCCATATAGTCCCCTTTATGAAACAAACCCCCGGCGAACCGGGGGCAGTCCCAAGGTGCAGCTTACAGTGCTGAGTCGAACAACATCTCAACGCCGAAGGTGTCATCCAATTCGCCAACGCCATACACGGCAGTAGCGTTAAGCTCAAACGCTCGCAGTGATGCGTCACGCTGTGGCTCGATTTGGAAGTCACGCTTCATGGCGATAGCGAGTGCTTCAGGTGCGAATACCGCGCCTTTAGCGTCGTCGTTACCGTCAACAGTTACGTTTGCAGACTCGTAAACGTCGATGCCAGCAATTGTGCCGACATAAGCATTTACCATAGCGGTGTTTTGAGCATCACCACCATTAGGGTTTGCGAACGTGTTGGTTAGGTTAGCTTTCAACTGATACGCTTGGAAAGGGTGAACAACGGCGTACATTGGGCCGGTCACTTTGTTAGAGCGTAGAGTTGCAGCAGCCTTAAACAGATCAGCAACAGTGATCTCTTGTGCAGCGGCACCCAAAGAACTCGAGAAGCCGTCGAACAATGCAATCAGGTCTTGATCCATCTTTGTGGCGATTGAGTTACCGAGAACAGTACCCAATTCTTCAGCAGGATTACCTGCGCCCATTGCAGCAACGTCAGTCAATACAACCTGCGCGCCAACTTCACCAACCGTAACGGTTACTGAGCTAGTGCTTACAGTCGTGGATGACATATCAGTGCCTTCGGTCAAATCAGCAGCAGCAATCGCAGGATACTTAGGTACTTGGATCGTCTTGCCAGCGTCAGCGCCGATGTCGTATCGAGTAACCAAACCCATCATCAAAGACTGTTCTTCAGCCGTGAATCGAGCTTGAGCGATAATGTTGACGAATAGATCGTCTAGGGTTGTGCTAGTAGTAGCAGCCATTGTATTTCTCCAAAACTAAAAAATGGTTAATTCGGTCACTTCGCCTTCTTCATGGCAGCATATGCTTCTTTGCCGCCGTTGTTCCAGTTTTCGACCATATCAGCCACCGATACAGGCTTCGGAGTAGAGCCACCAGCGTTACCCTGACTGCCCGCCCCTCCACCGGAGGCACGAACGAAATGCGGATTAGCCGTTAGGAAATCAGAAACCAACTCATCAACAGATAGTAGGTCGCCGCTTCCGTTGTATCGCGGGGTTCCAGAATCATCGAGAACTTCAACTCCACCATCATCGGCTAGTCGAACTCGGTTCTTTAGTAACTGCGATACCTGATCAGGCGATACTGCGTCATGCTTGCTCGCTGCGCTCAACAATGATCCATCGACCAATGTTTCCTGCAACTTCTGCTTGTACGCCGTGATCTCTTGATCTTTCTTCTCGACGGTCTGCTTCAGTATTGACTCGAATTCGCCGCGTTCCTTTTGGCGTTCTATTTCAGCCTGTTCACGCTCTTGCATGATTTTACGGGCTTCATCTAAGTCGATACCTTCGAGTTTCTTATCCGCTTTCCTGCGTTCTCGCGCTATGCGATCAGCAACAATGCGGTCTAACTCTTCTTGCGTAAACGTCTTGCTTTCCTGAGTAGTTTCGGTCGTCTCAGTCTCGACAGCTTCATCCATGACTTCTTCGCTCATGTAACGATTATCCTCTAATGAGTAACACGCCGAGTGTAACCCATCGCGGTATTTTTAATCCATCACTTTTTCTTGCCCGACTTTTTCTTCTTTTTCTTCTTCATCTTCGACGCCGGGCTGCTGTAATGGTTTGGCATTCTTCTTTCCCTTCTTGGTTTTTGGTTTCTCGATTG